GGACACCTGCAACAAGTGTCCGGATAAAGTTGTGCGCTTTGGTAGTGACGTATGTGGACTGTGTAACTGCCCATTAGCGGGTAAGTCAATCCTAATAGCCGCTAAGTGTCCCGCTGGTAAGTGGGAGTTACTGCCTTGCTAGGTATAAATACACTAGGCTCGCAGCCTATATCGGCACTTAGCTCGGGAGCTTCTACCCCTCCAACTACGGTTACGCACGATACAAGCGGGGCAATCGTTGGCGTTATTGGGTCTGTATCTGGCTCTGCGGCGCGGCTTCATGCTTTCAGCACTTCGGGTACGTTATCTGGCCAGATTGGTGCTGTATCAGGCACCGCGACACGCATACACGCATTCTCTGCCACTGGTGCATTGATTGGCCCCGGAAGTTCTATTTCTGGCACTGCGAACAGAATACGCTCGCTGGCAACGTCTGGCGTATTGGTGGGGCAGTCTTCATTGCTGGCAGGCTCTGCGGCTCGCTCTGGTGCAGTTTTGAGCCATGATGCAACCGGCGCTATCGTTGGGCCTGGCGCATCAATCTCTGGTGCATCGAATAGGACTAGAGCAATATCGTCTTCGGGCGCGTTAATTGGCCCAAGCGCCTTGCTTGCTGGGTCTGCCACTCGTTCCGGTGCAGTCGTAAGTCATGCAACTAGTGGAACTCTGAGCGGTCAAATAGGCTCAATTGCAGGCGTTGCGGTTCATAAATCACTGCACACATCTAGCGGCGCTATCGTTGGGCAGTTGGGTTCATTATCAGCAACAGCCACTCGTATATCGTCGGTCGTAACTCCTACCAAATTGGGAGGCGATGATGCGTTTCACCACAATAAGCATACTGGATGGAATAAAAAGACTTGGCAGAAAAAGCAACTTCGCGAAGATGCTATTGAATCGACAATCGAGGCTACTTATCAGCAATTGATGGGGTTTGTGCCAGCGCCTGCCGTGGTGGCAGAGATTAAGCGCGAAGCAAAGGCCGAGATACATCGAATAGATTACACGCAAGAACGCAAGTTCATTGATTGGTTATCGGCTGAAATACAATCCATCAGAGATATTCAATCAGATATTGAAGATGACGACGAAGAAGCGATGATGCTTTTAATGGGGTAAATATGGACTATTCAAAGCTACAAGAGAAATTGGGATTTTCAGAATCCGATAAATCCACATGGATAGCAAATAACGGCAAGTATTACCAAGACCCAGAGCAGGGCTGGGTTGACAAACTAATGATGCATGCTTACCCAAAGCGCACAGCCTCAGTTTATGTTATGCCGTCTTATCAATCTCCCATTAGCGGTAAGTGGATTGATACACCATCGCAGCGCCGTGACGATATGGCTCGTAATAACTCCCGCCCTTGGGAGGGTATGGAATCAGAGCGCAAAGCTGCAAGCGAACGCGTTAAAATCGAGGAAAAGCAAAAAGATACTGCCATTGAAAACGCAGTAGTTGGAGCTTATCATTCACTTAGCGATGATAAGAAAGCAATATTATCTAGTGCTTTGTGATATAACCCTGCTATATAGCAGAAATTGGAGTAAAAATGCAAGATGATGCGGACCTCTCAACAGAGGAAATTGAAAAACCCGAAGTAATGTCGATGGACGATACCATTCGGCAAACTTTGGAGAATATCGAATCCCGTTCTGATGAGCGAGACGATAAGGGCAGGTTCACATCAAAAGAAACTCCAGTAGAGCCAACAGAGCCTAAACCAGCAGAGCCTGAGGCAAGCGAAGAAGTTGCGCCAGAGATTGCAGCTACTGAGCCAGAGCAAGTAACCATACCCACTGAATTGCAGCGTCTGGGTTTGCGCAAAGAAGCGGCAAACGCTATTGCAAAGGACCCCGTAGTGATGCAAGAGTTTATCCGTCGCTCGGATGAAATGCACCGTGGTTTAGAGCAGTACCGTGAAAAAGCACAATTCGGTGACACGATGCGCAATGCGCTATCGCCATACATGCGCAACATTGAAGCTACGGGCATGTCACCCGATGTGGCGGTACAAGGCTTATTACAAGCTGACTCTATGCTGCGCACTGGAAGCTCTGAGCAAAAAGTACAAATGCTGCACAAAATTGCAGCGGACTATGGAATCGACATTCTCCAAGCGGCGCAAACACAAGTCGCGCCCTTTGATAGCAACTCATACGCACTCCAACAAAAGCTTACCCAAATGGAAAGCTGGATTGCACAACAAACCCAAGCACGCGAGCAGCAAGAGAGCGCAACGCTTAACAGCGAAATTGAGCGATTCTCTGGCGACCCCGCTAACGTGCACTTTGCGGCGGTTAGGGATGACATGGCAGGCCTCTTACAGGCAGGCATGGCAACCGACCTCCGAGACGCCTATGAAAAGGCAATCTACGCTAACCCAACCGTCCGCGCTCAAGTGCTTGCCCAACAGCAAGTCAAAGCAGAGACTGAGCGGAAAGCGATTGCTACTCAGAAAGCGCAATCTGCCAAGCAGGCTGCGGCTGTTAATGTATCTCGCAAAGGTACGTTGCCATCAGCAAGGGCCGTTGGTAGCATCGACGACACAATCAGAGACACAGCTCGCGAGCTGGGTTTAATTTAATCTTTTAGGAGTTAATCATGGCCTCTCCCGGTCAAAGCACCCTTTTCAATACCTTCACCGAACTGGTGAGCACCACTTATCGCAACCACAAAAAAGAAGTTGCCGATAACGTTTCCAACCACAATGCACTGTATCGCCGTATTACAGAAAAAGGCCGTATCCGCTTGGAAGATGGTGGCTTGTCTATCGTCACACCTTTGGACTACGCAGCTAACAGCACGTACCAACGTTACTCCGGCTTTGACGTTTTGAACGTCGGTGCGGTTGACGTTATCTCTGCTGCTGAATACGCATGGCGTCAAGTTGCCGTTAACGTGGCCGCCTCCGGTTTGGAAATTCGCACTAACAGCGGTTCCAATCGCATTATCAACTTTGTGAAAACAAAACTGAAAAATGCACAGCGCTCTATGGCTAACGGCTTGTCTGGTGATTTGTACTCTGACGGTACAGCGTCTAACCAGATGAACGGTATTCAAGCGTTGGTTTCTGACCTTGGCACTGGAACTGTTGGTGGTATCAACTCTACTAACTTCCCATTCTGGCAAAACCAGGTAATCAGCGCTGCCACTCAGTCCGTCACCGTTTCCGCTGCAACTATCGAAGCCGGCATCATGCTGCCTTTGTGGCTGCAATGTACCCGTGGTAACGATACGCCTGACTTGATCGTCATGGATTCGAACTACTTCAGCTTCTATGAAGCCTCTCAATCGTCTTTGAAGCGTTACGCTCCCGCTGACGAAGGTAAGGGCGGCATGATCAGCATGAAATACAAGACCGCTGACGTGTTCTTTGATTCCAGCGCATCCGGCATCCCTGCTAACCACATGTACTTCTTGAATTCCGACTTCCTTGAGTTGGTTGTTCACCAAGATGCAAACATGGAAATCATGCCTGAGCTGCGTTCTGTCAATCAAGACGCATTGGTTATCCCAGTGTTGTTCCAAGGTAACTTGGTCTGCTCTAACCGCGCTCGCCAGGGCGTTGGTAAGGCGTAATTTATAGGGCCGGGGTAACCTGGCCCATAACTTAAAGGAAAAAAAATGTTCTCTGCAATCTCCCCCACTCTGGGCACTCAACCATTCAATGATTGGTTCGCCCCTGACACCGTGCAACGTCAACCCTTGGGTATGACAGTAACCGCCGTTGACCCTTATTGGGGCACTGGCAAGTTTGTCTACATCAAATCAGCCGCTGCTATTCTCAAGGGTTCGCTGGTTATGTGGTCTGAACTCTATGAGGGCGCTTTGTTGCCTTCAACCGCTGGTCAAGGTTTCGCCTTTGGCGTGGCCATGGCCCCTACTGCCTCCGGCTCTTATGGCTGGGTTCAAACCGAAGGATTGGCCGTGTATAAGACCAATGCAACCGTTGCGGCTGATACAGCCGTAGCAGTGGCAGCGGCTGGTATCGCTGGAACTTTGGCCGCAGGCAAGCAACTATTGGGCACTCGTAACCGCATCGCTGCTACTGGCACCAAAACCGTCACCGCTGCGACTGTGTTGGGTTCTGGCAAGGTGGTGTGCGCATCCGGTTACGATGGCTTCTTCCTAGGCATGGCACTGTCCGGCACTGGTATCCCTGCCAGCACCGTGGTAGCTGCTCTTGACCCAGATGGCCGCACTATCTACACTGGCTCTGCTATCGGCACCACTGGCGATAAGAATGCAACCGCATCCGGTTCTATTACCCTCACAGGTACTTACACGGGCTACGGCGCTGCAATTATCAACAACCCCTGCGCTCAGGGTCAGATTCTCTAATCTTGGAAGGGGCTTCGGCCCCTTTTATTCCAGAGTGCATCATTCAGTGCATTCTGCAATAAATCCTAAACAGGAAAGAGAAAATGGAATTACATCAAGCACGCCCACCTTTTGTTGAATTCAAACGTGTCGCAATTCACGACAAACTTCGCTCTGAAGAGCTAGGCCGTCGGGTTACCAAAGACTTGGACATGGCATTTATCATGCAGCCAGGCTCGAAAGATCAAGTCGAGCGCATTGCAGTCGATTGGCTGGCCATGTTGAAAATCAAGTCTGTGAACGGTTCGCCAGACGCTTACCCGCAAGAGTGGATTGATGGATTTCACCGCAAGTTTGATTCTTGGAAAAATGGGCAAGATGCACCATTAGACGGCACATCCGTTAAAGAGTGGCCCGTATTGTCACCATCCCAAGCCGATAACTTTATTTCAATGCGCATATTGACCATTGAAGATGTCGCAGCTATGACCGAGGAAGCTATGCGTTCCTATGGCATGGGTGGCCGCGAGTTTAAGCAAAAGGCGCAAGAGTGGTGCAAAGGTAAAGATTCTGCAACTCTTGAAAATGAGTTTCTAAAAAAGCAATTGTTGGAGCTAACCCAAAGGCTTTCACAATTGGAACAAATCGCAGATAATACAGACGAACCTCTACAGGTTAAGCGTGGGCGTAAGCCTAAATCATTGCTGCCAGATATGGCAGAGCGTCAATCTGTGGAGTAATAAATGGCGACCTGCCTTTCGATAGTTCAAGCAATAACTGGTAGATTGTCGCTGACAGTGCCTACGCAAGCCGTAGGAAATACTGACCCACAAATAACTACTATTCTCGCGCTATGTAACGAAGAAGGGCAGGAACTTGCAGCCCGCCACGAATGGACTGGCCTGCAAACTGAGGCAACATTCACAACCTTGGCCGCTGAGAATCAGGGAGCCATGGAGACAATTGCTCCTGGCCTTGGTTATGTTATCAATGACACAATCTGGAATAGGACACTTAGAAGGCCGGTGTATGGCCCTAAATCCGCGCAGGGTTGGCAGCAAAACAAAGCCTTCGCAATCAATGGCCCTTGGTCAAACTTCCGAATTAAGGCCGGTAGTCTTTTCATGTACCCGACCCCCGTGGCTGGACAAACATGCGTATTTGAATATACAACCCGTAATTGGTGCAGCGATTCAACTGGGGTAACTGGCCGCGAAGAATGGGGCGCTGATACTGATATACCACGCCTAGAATGGAATCTTTTGGTTCTAGGCGCTATCTGGCGCTGGAAAAAGCTAAAAGGCTTTGAATATGCTGAGGACTTCAACACCTACGAGCGTCGGTGTATGGATGCTATGGGGAAAGACGGCTCCAAGGATTGGTTAAGTCTGTCCAACACCAAGTACGATATTTTCCCTGGCATAGTTGTCCCATCGGGTAGCTGGAATATCTAATGAGACAAGCTGCAAGAACAAAAGGGCGAAGAATAGCAGTATCTCGTTCCGTTTCTTTGCCGTCTCCAGTAGGTGGGTGGAACGCTCGTGACACCATGACAAACATGAAGCCAGAAGACGCTGTGGTGATGGAGAATTGGTTTCCACTTACTACAGAATGTCAACTGCGCAAGGGATATACCAAAGAAGCAACCGGAATAAGCGGGCAAGTAGAAAGCCTAATGGTGTATTCTGCTGGTACTAGCGAAAAGCTATTTGCCGTGGCTGGTGGCAGCTTTTACGATGCTTCAAATACTGGTGCAGTGGGAGCGGCGGTAGCTACGGGAAAAACTAATTCGCGCTGGCAATATACAAATATAGCAACGGCTGGCGGTAATTTTCTCTATACGGCCAATGGCGTGGACAAGCCCATGCTATATAACGGGACAACGTGGACGCTAATCGATGGCGCTTCTACCCCGTCTATTACAGGCGTGACAACGACCACACTTACAAGCCCGATAGTGTTTAAGAATCGTGCTTGGTTTATTGGCAAGAACACCTTAAAAACATGGTATCTGCCAGTTTCATCCGTTGGTGGTGCTGCAAACCCGATTGATGTTTCATCGGTGGCTCAAAAGGGCGGATATATCGTCGCACACTCGACTTGGACGATTGACGCAGGAACAGGCGTGGATGATTACTACGTCATCGTTACTAGTAATGGCGAAGTTATCGTATATCAAGGGACTGACCCTAGTAGCGCTACAACTTGGGCGCTTAAGGGTGTATGGGCATTGGGGGCACCTGTTGGTGAGCGGTGCTTGTATAAATTCTCAGGCGACCTTTTTTATATCTCTCAGGACGGGCTAGTCCCTATGGGCGGGGCATTGCAATCATCCCGTGTAAACCCTAGGGTAGCTATAACAGATAAAATTCAATTTGCAATATCAAGCTCAGTTTCTAGTTATTCTGGCAACTTCGGTTGGGCGCTTGTTTATTATGCAAAAGAGAATATGTTGATTCTCAATGTGCCTACTGCTGAAGGTAATTTGCAAGAGCAATATGCAATGAACACCATAAGTAGGTCATGGGCTAAATTCACCGGATGGAATGCGAACTGTTGGGACTTGTTTAATGACGAACCATACTTCGGTGGTAATGGGTTTGTAGGACGCGCATGGAATGGGTTCGTTGATGATGTTTCAAATATCAACGGGACGTGCATACAGGCATTTTCAACCTATGGCAACCCCGGCAATCTAAAACGCTGGACAATGACTAGGCCAATATTGAGAGCAAGCGGCAGTCCTGTAGTCAGTGGCGCGATGAGTGTCGATTTTGATATGACGTTCAATACTTCGCCGCTTTCATTCTCTCCTGTTGTTTATGGGGCATGGGATTCGTCTATATGGGACAGTGGTGTATTCGGCGCTGACTTCAATATCTACCAAGCATGGCAAGGCGTATCAGGTGTTGGATATTACGGCGCACCTCAAATGAAGATAGCCTCTAGCGGTATTGATGTTCGCTGGGTTTCTACTGATGTTGTTTATGAATCTGGGGCCATTTTGTGATTGACAAATGGCGCTCTTTATTGGAGCCGCTAATAAATGAGTCTATTGCCCCCATTCCATGGGAGCAAGTAAAGCAGCAAAACTATATTTTGTTTGAGCTTGGCGAATCTGTATTAGTGGCTAATAGTAGTTTTATGTTTGGAAAAAAAGCTATCCAAATATGGCTTGCTGCTGGCATAATGTCACAAATAGACGTTCTGGCTCAACAGGCAGAAGACTATGGCCGCAATAACGGATTTGAGCTTATTTCTTACTGTGGAAGGAAGGGCTGGATTAAATCACACGGCTATAAAGAAGTTGCAACTGTTGGAGTAAAGAATCTATGAACGCGATTAAAGACATATTTGGCATTCAAAGCGCACCCGCTGCACCAGACTACACGGGAGCGGCTCAGGCCACAGCATCGGGGAATCTAGCTGCGGCACAACAGGCAACCCGCGCTAATCGAGTCAATCAATATACGCCTTATGGTTCACTGACATACCAAGAAAACCCGAATGGTACTTGGGATCAGAATATGAACCTGTCATCCACAGGGCAACAACTTCTAAACGCTGACAACCAATCTGCATTAGGTTTAGCCGGACTGCAAAGCAACGCCATGCAAGGCGTATCAGGTCAACAAGGGCGTGGATGGGATGACGCATCACTGACACCCAGTGCAATCAACCCAGGCCAGACTGCTCAAGATGCGATTATGTCGCGCCTAAATCCTCAGTTTGACCGTCGCCAGTCCGCTCTTGAAACGCAACTTGCAAACCAAGGCATCGCTCGCGGTACAGAGGCGTGGACTAACGGCATGACGGACCTAAACAACGCTCGCAACGATGCAACGTCTCAAGCTGCATTGCAAGGTATCGGACTAGGACAACAAGCGCGACAACAGGGCATTCAAGAGCAGCAATATTTCAATTCTCGCGACTTGAATAACTTGAACGCGCTGCGTACTGGTTCACAGGTTACAAACCCAACATTCAGCAGCTACAACCAACAGGCAACGACTGGAGGGGCTGACATGATGGGCGCGACTCAGGCAGGGTACAACGCGCAACTTGGGCAGACCAACGCAAATAATGCATTCGGAAGCTCTGCAATGCAAGGGCTTTTTGGGCTTGGTGGCTCTTACATGGGGATGAAATAAATGGCATCCCCAATCATGGCCCCTGGTGCTTACGATGCCGAATCGGAAGCTATCCGCCGTCGCCTAGCGTTTGCTGAGTCGCTTAAATCACCAACGGCGCAAGGTGGGCAAATGGTCGGCAATCATTACGTACCATTCAACCCTTTAGCCGGACTTGCTGACATCCTTCGCGCAAAGTGGGGGCGTGAGGAAAGCGCTGGAGCTACCGAAGACCAACAGGCACTAGCTGACAGAATCCGCAACAAACATAGCGAGGAATGGGCGGGCGTATCGGGTATGTTGGCCGGGAAACCCGCTCAGACCCTGCAACCCCTTACGCCGAACGATGACGAAGGGAATGTAAACCCTAATATCAACGTAGGCGCTCAGGCTCCCGACATTAGTGCGGCCTATGCAAGAGCCTTGCAAGCCGAAGACCCAACATTGCGTCAGTTTGGTATGCAAGGTATGGCGCAAATGCCACAACTCGAAGCGCAGAAACAAGAGCGCATCGACGCACGCACATTCCGTCAACAAGAGTCAGAATCATCCCGCGCAGCACGCGCCGAAGAATTGCGGCAGCGTCTACAAGATGCACGCGCAAGCCAGACAGAACGATTGGCAGCTCAAAAGGAATCGCGCGAGATGCAAATTCAGGCGCAGCGTGATAATGCTAGATTGGTTTCGTCTTTGCGTCAACCAGCGCAAGCACAGATCATCCAAACTGAAAACGGGCCAATGCAGCTTATCGGCGGTAAGGCTGTGCCGATTACCGGGCCTGATGGCAGGCCAGTGCAGGGCGCTAAGTCTGGGGCAGTGGCTGACGTTGCAAAGCAGAAAGATGCACAAGACGCTCTAACCCTGTTGGAACAAGCTGCGCCATTGGTTCGCGGTGCAACAGGTAGCACTATCGGTGCGGGATTGGATTGGATGGCAGGCGCTGTAGGCGCGGCTCCAAAGGGTGCGCAAAACATCGCACAGCTAAAAGCAATATCTGGCATGTTGATAGCGAAAATGCCAAAAATGTCCGGACCTCAGTCCGACAAAGACGTTCAACTTTATCGAGAGATGGCCGGCAATATTGGCGACCCAAGCATACCGACAAAGCTAAAAGAGGAGGCAATGAAGACTATTGCAGAGATTCAGTCAAGATATGCAGGGATGCAATCCCCCGAACTACCCTTCGCTGGAAAAGCATCCCCGCAAGGTGGGTGGTCTATTACACCTGTAGGCCAATAAATGCCAAAGTACCGCATCACATCACCTGACGGTAAGACTTTCGAGATTACCGCTCCCGAAGGCGCTACGCAGGAGCAGGTTCTTTCCTACGCGCAAAGCCAGTGGAAGGCTCCACACACCGAAAAAACCCCAGACCCAACCGAGGGTATGAGCGGGTTTGACAAGTTCGCGGCGGGAGCAGGTAAGGCCGTGTATGACATTGGGCGCGGTGCGGGTCAGATGCTTGGTTTGGTTTCAGATCAAGACGTTGCTGAATCTCGTAAGCGTGACGAAGCCCTAATGAATACGGGCGCTGGCATGGCTGGCAACATTGCCGGAAATGTAATCACTGCACTACCTACGGCGGCAATTCCAGGCGTTAACACTGTTTTAGGCGGTGCGGCTATCGGCGCTGGTATGGCAGCATTGCAACCAACGCTGAAAGATGAAAGCAGGCTGCAAAACATGGCCCTAGGCGGAGTGGCTGGTGGTGCATTGCCTGCGATTGTAGGAGGCTTGAAAACCGCAAAGGCAGCACTATACGACCCGTTAGCAGGGCAAGAGCGCATTATCGGCGGGGCATTGAAACGCAGCGCGGGTGATAAGGCGGCAGAGATTGCAAAAGCCCTTAGAAGCCAAGGCGCAGCGACTCCCGGCGTGAGATTGTCGGCGGGGCAGGTCGGTACGAGTGAAGGATTATCAGCCCTTGAAGACGCGATTACATCCGCTTTGCCTTCTGGTGAATTGGCGCGTATGGGGCAAACAAACCGCACAGCCCTTGCGGATGCTTTGAGGGGTATCGCTGGAAGCCCTGAAGCATTGGGCGCTGCAAAAACCGCCCGTGGCGATACTGCTGAAAAACTCTACGGCCTTGCGCGTACTCAAGGCGTTGATATGGCATCTTTGGCACCAGAGGCTCAAGCCAATATCGCAGCATTTCAACAGCGCGTACCAGAGGACATTTTGAACCGGGCAAAAGAACTGGCAAAAATCAGCGGCGTTAATATGGATAACGAATCCGCTATCCAAGGCATGCATTGGGTGAAAAAGGCCATTGATAGCAAGATTGGCCAGGCGGTAACTTCGGGTGACAAAGAACTATCTAGGGCATATCAAGGTTTACAGGATGATTTGATTGCAGGCATGGGGGAAATAAGCCCCGCATACAACACAGCCCGTGAAACATTTAAGACAATGAGCGGCCCGGTCAATCAAATGGAAGTCGGCCAATCCCTAGCCAATAAGCTGATACCTGCAACAGCTGGCGATGTTCCCGCAAGTTTGAACTATTCCAGCTTGGCAACTGCCATGCGAAACCCTGACCAAATAGCACAACGTGCTACGGGTTTCTCTGGTGCAAAGATGGGTTCTATTTTGTCACCCGAACAAATGGGAACCGTTCAAGGCGTTACATCAGACGCAAGCAGGATTGCAGAGGCTTTGAAGCGTGGAAGCGGGAATAATTCCGCCACGCATCGCAGATTCACTCAGGGAGATATGCTGGCGCAACACTTCGCACAAGAGGCCCCATTCACATCCAAAATATTGGAACTGGCTAGTAATTTGCCAGGCGTTGGTTTTGTTGGAAAAGGCGTATCTTTGGCCGGGTCAGTGGTAGGCGATAAGGTCAAAGCGCAAATGCTAGGCCAGCTTGACGATATGTTGGCAAATAACCCGCAACAGGTAGCTAAGTTAATTGAGAAAGAACTTGCACGGGTAGAACCATCGCAAAGACAGCAAATTATCCGCGCATTGCCTCAGTCCGTAGTGTTATCGCTGCCTGCTGCCTACGTTTCTCAACAGTAGATTCTTAAGAAGTCCATTAGGAAAATACCGAATGACTGCAAACCGAATGCAAACTAAAACCGCAAGTATCAAAGCTATTGCCAATGGCTTGATTAGAATTGCAATCATCAATGATGTATTTTCTGTCATAGATAAGGATTAAAAAATGGCACGTAACGGTTCAGGCACATATTCACTTCCGGCTGGTAATCCAGTAGTAAGTGGTTCGACTATAAGTTCAAATTGGGCAAATAATACTCTTTCGGATATTGCCACAGCTTTGACTGGTTCGCTTGCAAAAGATGGGCAAACAGTGCCAACTGCCAATATCCCTATGGGTGGGTTCAAATTGACTGGATTGGCAGCGGCAACATCGAATGGCGATGCTCTAAGGTTTGAACAATTGCCAACGCTCGCTAGTTTAGGAGCTGCGGCTTCGGGCGCTAACAGCGATATTACTTCGCTTTCAGGGCTAACTACACCTTTATCACAATCTCAAGGTGGCACAGGATCAACGGCTGGTGTATCTAGCAAAATACAATCAATCACGGCATCAGTTGCGGCTAATGCGCTTACGATTAGCGCCTCTGCATTGGCTTTAGATTTTAGAAGCACGACATTAGGAACTGGAACAGCGACGACTGTATCGGGAACCCCGGCTGATATCGTAGTCCCGTCCTCTGCAACGCTTGGCACAGTCTCAGCGCAGCAATCTCGCATTGTCGTTCTTGCTCTGAATAACGCAGGGACGATTGAACTGGCAGTGGTGAACATCGCAGGTGGTAACGACCTGACTGAGACAGGGCTAATCTCCACGACAGCAATCAGCGCATCGGCAACCTCTGCCAGCGTAGTCTACAGCACAACAGCACGAACCTCAGTGGCCTACCGTGTGATGGGTTACATCGAATCCACACAAGCCACAGCAGGCACATGGGCTACGGCACCAAGTACGGTGCAGGGTGTTGGAGGGCAGGCTCTCGCGGCAATGTCGTCGCTTGGGTATGGGCAGACCATTACAACACCGTCCCGTTCCCTATCTACCACATACTACAACACGACAGGAAAACCTATTTTTGTGACTG